CGCGGACAACCCCGCGAAGGTCAAGCGGATCGGCCAGAAGACGGTCCGGTTGCTGTGGATCCCTGCCCGGGAGCTGAACGGGCCGAAGGCAGAGGTGCAGCAGATGAACATGACACAGGTCGGGAACGATGTGCTGCCCGACGAGTTCAAGTAAACCACAGGGGAAGCAAAAGCCAGGCGCGGACCCTGCGGACATATTAAGGACAGGAGGAAACAAAGATGACGATGCTGGCAACCAAGACGGAGACCAGGGCGCTGACCCTGGCGGACTATGAAGCGCGGATCCATCTGTACAAGGAACAGATCGGGACGGGCTACATCGGGATCGGGCGGACACTGCTGGAAGCTAAGGAGGCGAAGGTGGTGCCGCATGGACAGTGGGAGGCCTGGGTGACGGAGACCACCGGGCTGACCCCGCGGCAGGCGCAGCGGTGTATGCAGGCGGCCACGGAGATCAAGGACGGGAGCGCCATGGCGCGGCTGGAGATGAGCAAGGCCCTGATGCTGCTGGGCTCCGGACTGGACGAGGAAGCCCGGGAGGAGATCGCCGGGAAGGCTGTCGAGGAAGGAGCCACGGTGAAAGACCTGCGGGAACAGCTGAAGCAGGCGAAGCTGAAGCTGGTGCAGGAGACCGGCGCGGCCACGGAAATCCGGGAAGCGCTGAAGAAATCGGAAGAGGAGAAGGACACCCTGGTCCAGCAGATCCGGGCCCGGGAGAGCGCCTACCAGGTGCATCTGGATGAAGCGCGGGAGGACGCCTACAAGCGCGGCGAGATGGCCGGCAGCGCGGACGCCGCGGCGCAGATCCGGCAGCTGAAGAACAACCTGGAGAGCAACCGGCAGCAGCGCCAGAGCCTGAAGGACCAGCTGGACGGTGAGCGAGAAGCGACCGGAAAGAAGATCTTCGGGCTGCAGAACGAGCTGAACAAGCAGAAACAGTACGCCGAGGACCTGCGGAAGGAACTGGAAGAGAAGCAGGCTGCGGCCGTGCCGGCGGACTTTGCAAAGGATCGGGAGCTGCTGCTGGCGGCAGCTGAGGAAGCCGAGCGCCGGGCAGCGGACGCCGAGGCGGAGCTGGAAGCACTGAAGGCCGGTGGAGCCGGACAGCCGGATCCGGTCTGGAAGGTGCTGAAGCTGGCAGCGGACCGGTTCATGACGGACTGCGAAGCCATGCCGACGAACCCGGCCGCGCTGATCAGTGACGAGCGGCGGATCCGGGCGAATGTGAACTGGATCGGCAGCTGGGTGGACATGATGCGGAAGGCGCTGGATGCGGCCGTGCTGGCAGAGGGGGCGGTGGAATGAATCAGCAGGAAATGATCACCGTCGGAAAGCAGGTACCGATCGGCAGCGGGCCGGAGGCAATGGAGGATTTGATGGCAGTGCTGCCGCTGAGCAAGGTGCCGGCGCTGCAGAAAAACGTGGAACAGATGGGACGGTACCTGATGCAGATGGGCCAGCTGGTGGCGCAGATGCAGCGGCGGATGGATGAGATGGAAGCCAGGCAGACCCAGGTGACGATCAGCCACGAGGACGTGAAGCAGCTGATGGCGCGGATCCGCTGGCGGGCGGACGAGCTGTGCGGGAAGTATAACCTGGCAGACCGTGAGAGCCCGAAGAAGTTTCGGGCAGCCATGAAGCGGGATGTCCTACGGCGGTGGGGCGTGAAAGACCTGCACGACCTGCCGGACGCGGTGCTGCCGGCGGTGGAGAAGGCACTGGACAGCTGGACGGACATCCGGCTGATCATGGAGAGGCGGGTGAGCACATGAGCAGGATCCGCGGGCAAATGGCGCCGGAATACTACAACGCGCTGCGCAAAGCCGACGCCTTTCCGCTAACGGAAGACGAAAAGCGCCGGAGGGCGCTGGAGTTCCAGGCAAAGATTCAGAGGAACGTTACACAGGGAAGCGGACAGGCGGGCGCCGGTGTAATACCGGCACCCGGGACCCTTCCTTCAGCAGCGAAGGGCGTGCGGGCCGGGGCGGAAGCCCCTCCGGATTGGCAAAAAATCGCGAGTTCTTCCGCGGCGGCCCGCGCCCCCCAAGCCAGGGCCGCGACGCGCGCGAAAGAGCCGGATCCGGGGATCCCGGAGCGGCTGAAGACGAAACCGAACCGGAAGGAGAACGAGTTCATGCTGAACCTGATGATCCTGCGGAACACGCTGCGGACGAACGCGCCCAGCTGCCGGGAGCGTGCCAGGCTGGCCGGAAAGTGGGTGTGGCGGGACATCCGGCTGATGCTGACCCTTGTGGACCGGATCCAGGGTGCGATGCTGACGACTATGCCGGAGAGCCGGGACGAATACTACAGCGCCTACGCCAAGCACGGGCACTACGAGCTGCACATTGACGGGCCGATCCGGACGGCGCGGCACATCCTGATGACGGACAAGCACGCGGCCGCCCTGGCGGAAGCGGCGATGAAGAGCGAGTGCATCCTGTGCATGAGGGAAGGCAGCGAGATCGGCCGGTGCGAGCTGCGGGAGGCTCTGCTGGAATCGGCGGCGCCGTCGGCCATCGGGGACGGGGACAGCCTGTTCCGGAAATGTGAATACAGGGACGCCGCGGGCGCCCTGGTACAAGGAAAGGACGTGAGTATATGAACCAGCACACGATCATCGGGAACCTGACGCGGGATCCGGAGACGGGCACCACCCAGGGCGGGGTGAACTGGTGCCGCTTTACGGTGGCGGTCCGGAAGAAGCGGCCAAAGGAAGGCGAGAAAGACGCGGACTACATCCAGGTGACAGCCTGGCGCGGCCTGGGCGACACGTGCGCGAAATACCTGGCGAAGGGGCGAAAGGTGTGCGTGATCGGCGAGCCGAAGGCGGGCGCCTGGATCGGGAAGGACGGAACCGCGAAGGGGCAGATCGAGATCACTGCGGACGAAGTGGAGTTCCTGAGCAACGGAGGCGGCGGACGGAACGAGCCGACGGACGCGGACGCGCCGCCGGCGCCGGAAGAGCGGGATCCGGAAACCGGATACACACAGGTGGATCCGGAAGATCAACCCTTCTGAGGAGGTGGCTGGAGTGAACGACGGAAAGAACTGCCGGAACTGCGGGGCGCCGCTGGATGAAAACGGGGACTGCGAATACTGCGGAACAAAAAGCCCGCGGAATTATGAGAGCAGCATAGAGATCACGGCAGACAGCATCCGGCTGTGCGTTGGTGGCCGCAAGGCATACCCGCCGCAGGTTACAAACGGAACATGACAAAAACGGGGAGGCCTGAACATGAAAGCGATGATCATTCTGAATAGGTGCCGGGCAGCGAAGAGCGACATCGGCCGGCTGCAGCAGCGGATCGACCAGTGGCGTGACGTGCTGACCAGCTTGAGCGCGCCCCAGGCCGACCCCAACGGCGGCAGCCGGGGAACCGGCGACAAGGACAAGACCGGGAAGATCCTGGCGGACATCGACGCCCTGGAGCGGGAGATCGCGGCCAGGCGGGAGGCATACGAGGCGGAAAGAGTGAGCGCCTGCGCGCTGATGGACATGGTGCCGGACCTGGAAGGCCGGGTGCTGTACGACTACTACGTGAAGCGCTGGGACACGCCGGAAATCGCCAGGAAAGAGAAGTACACGGCCGGCTATGTGCGCAAGACAAAACGGAACGCGGAGCAGCTGCTGGAGATGCTTGATCCGGACCGGGTGCGCGGCACGCTGCCGGCGTGGTACCTGAGAGAGAAGGGAGGGAAAGAGCCGTGAAGATGAGAGCCGGAAGAAACTACCAGGAGGAAAAGGAACAGGGGCCGGACTGCTGCACCTGCATCCTCCGGAATGGGTGCGAGCGGTACGCAGAAAACAGCTATTGCACCCGGTGGCAGAGCCGGGAGCCGGAACCGAAAGGACCGGATCCGAACAAGCTGTGGGAGCGCGGAGAAGAGGTCGCATTCTGACAGGAGCGGAGCCAGGACAGGGGCTCCGCTTTTTTGCGCGTTAATATAGGAAGAATGGAACACCGAGGAGCGCGGATGGAACACGTGGCCACGTGTGGGAACGTGGGTTCTACACGTGGGAACGTGTGCTCACCTGTGGGCACGTGTGGCCACACGTGGGAACAGGTTCCCACCTGTATAACCCTTGAAGGAACGCGCAACCCGTGATAGAGTTCAAGCTGCCAAAGTGGGGCGGACGGGTGAGAACACCCGGCCGCCTTTTCCTTTGCCGGCGGCGGCAGACCTGTCCCTGCGCCGCCGTTATTCTTTCCAGAAAAGGGGAAGTGGATGGACTACAAAGAGAGCGATCCCTTCTACCACCGGAAGGAGTGGAAGCGGATCCGGGCGATGGCCCTGCAGCGGGACTGCGGGATGTGCCAGGACTGCATGGACAGGATGAAGAGCGAGACCGGGTTCCGGCCGCACCGGGCGACGATGGTGCACCACATCATCCCGCGCAGCGAGCGGCCGGATCTGGAGCTGCAGCTGAACAACCTGATCAGCCTGTGCGCGGACTGCCACGAAAAGCGGCACCCGGAGAAGCGCAGCAAGATCAAAAGAAAGACGATGGAAAGAGAGAAGGCCCACTCAATGAGAGTGGTCAAGGTGTAACCAGGACAGGAGGACAGGACAGGATGAACAGCGCACTGAAGCGGGAACACTTCAAAAAGATCACGGATCCGATCGCGCGGCGGATGTATAACCGGCTGTGCGACGCCTGCGAAAAGCGGGAGGATGGGATGACGGATCCGGACCAGATGCTGGTGGCGGACGCGGCCTACGCGGAGCAGCTGAAGCAGCTGCTGATCCAGGACGTGGAAGAGCGGGGGATCGGCCAGGAGCGCCGGAACGGCCGGCAGGTTTACTGGCAAGAGAATAAAAGCCCGGCCCAGATCCGGGCGATCAGCGAGCAGCAGCGGAAGCACCTGGCGGAGCTGAAGCTGACGCCGGCAAAACGGCACGCGGCGGCCGTGCAGATTGATGACGACTTCGACAGCTTCCCTGACTGAGGGCAGGACGGCAGGAGCAGCCCTCCGGACGTCCGGACGGGCAACTGCACCCCGGAAGCGCGGAAGGCCTAAAAAGGCCCCTCAAACGCCGCAAAACGAGGGGACGATGCAGAGCACGGCGGTGACGCGGTGCTACGAGTACGTGGACGACGTGCTGAGCGGGCGGATCCGCGCCTGCGAGAAGGTGCGGATGGCCTGCCAGCGGTTCCGGAACGACCTGGAGCGGTCCGCGACGGATCCCGGCTGGCCGTGGGTATTCGACGAACACAAAGCCGCGCGGCCGACTGACTTCATGGAGCGGTTCCTGGTGCCGACCAAGGGCGACTACGACCGCATGGAGCTGATGGGCTGGCAGTGCTTTGTCGAGGCCAACATCTACGGCTGGGTGGACAGGGTGACGGGGTTGAGACGGTTCCGGGAGAGCCTGATCATCGTGGGTACCGGCAACGGCAAGAGCACGATCATGGCCGGCAACGCCACCTTCCTGGCCTGCAAGGACGGGGAACGGGGCGCGGACATCTACCTGCTGGCGAACAGCAAGGACCAGGCCGGCGTCGTGTTCAGAGAGTGCAGCGGGCAGATCAAGGCGAGCCCGGCGCTGGCGCGGCGGTTCCGTCCGCTGCGGGACGGCATCTACTACGACAAGATGAACGCCACGATCCGGCACCGGTCCAGCGACAGCAAGCGCCTGGATGGCCTGAACCCGCACGGGGCGATCTTTGACGAGATCCACGAATACCGGGACTTTAAGCTGATCAACGTTATCAAGATGAAAAACGTCAAGCGGAAGCAGCCGGTGATCATCTACATCACGACGATGGGCGATGTCATCGACGGGCCGCTGGCGTACTACTACGACCTGTTCACGGACGCGATGAGCGGGAAGCTGCTGCCGGAGGTTGGAGACCGGATGTTCGCGTTTATTGCGGAGCTGGATCCGGAGGACGACATCGAGGACACCAGCTGCTGGATCAAGGCGAACCCGGGACTGGGGACGGTGCTGCAGCTGGACGACCTGATCCGGGAGTGGAACCGGGTGAAGTTGATCCCCAGCGAGCGGGCGAACTTCATCTGCAAGCAGCTGAACATCATGGTGAACGCCGACGACATGGCCTTCGTGCAGCCGGAGGTGCTGAAGCGCAACCAGGGCAGCTATCCGGAGGAGAACCTGGAGGGCCGGCGGTGCTACGGCGGGTTCGACCTAAGCAACCGGGAGGACTTCACGGGCGCGGCCCTGGAGTTCCCGCTGGACGACGGGCGGATCTTTGTGAAGCTGCACAGCTGGGTGCCGCAGCGGAAGGTGGACCTGGACCAGGAGAAGATCGACTACTACGGCCTGCAGATGAAGGGCTACCTGACGATCGTGCCGGGGGAATATGTGCAGCAGGAAGACATCCACGCCTGGTTTGTGGAGCAGTCGAAGAAGTACGAGATCGTGACGATCGGCTACGACCCGGCGAACGCCACGCGGCTGCGGCAGATGCTGGAGGTCGGCGGGAAGGACTACCAGGCCTTTGATATGCAGGTGGTCCGGCAGGGGCCGATCACCCTGAACGACCCGATGAAGGACATCAAGGAGCTGCTTCTGGCGGGCCAGGTGGTGAGCAACAACGACCCGATGCTGGCCTGGTACACGGATAACGTGCGGATCAGCGGCGAGCGGCGGCACCTGGACAAGGAAAACTGGATGCCGACAAAGCGGAACAAATACCGGAAGATCGACGGCTTCATGGCCTGGCTGGACGCGCACTGCATCCGGATGCAGAAGCAGCCGGCGGGCCAGGAATACATTCCGCCGAATATCCGGGTGGTGGAATTAGGCAGGAGGAGAAGGTGACGAGATGAAGTGGCCATTCCAGAGAGGACACAAGGCGCAGGCGAGGGACAAACCCGGGATCGTGCGCCGGCGTGAGCTGAAGATGATCACCCGGCCGCGGGCGGACCGGACCATGGAAGGCAACGAGGCGATCTACGCCGCGATCAGCCGGATCAGCAACACGATCGCGTCCATGCCGATGCACCTGTACAAGGGGTTCAAGATCCAGGAAGACCACCCGCTGGAGCGGCTGGTGAGCCTGGAGCCACACCCGAACTTCAGCGCCTTCAGCTGGAAACAGACCATGGAAGCACTGAAAAACAGCGAGGGCACAGCCTACGCGCTGCGGGTGCTGAACAACCTGGGGCAGCTGATGCGGCTGGACATCCTGAACCCGACGCGGGTGACCCCGAAGAAGGATGAGGACGGGAACATCTGGTACAGCGTGATGATGGACGATGGCAAAGAAGCACTGGCGCCCGGGTTCCTGATCCTGTGCATCAAGCATATGAGCGCCAACGGGATCCGCGGGATCCGGCCGATCGACGTGCTGCGGAAGAGCCTGGACTATGACACCCAGGTGAAGGAAATGAGCCTCGACCAGCTGGAGGGCGTGAACCACGGCGTGGCGCTGACCATCCCCAACGTGGGCCTGAGCCAGCAGCAGAAGGATGAAGCCGTGGACCGGTTCCTGGAGACCTACGAAAAGAGCGGTCGGAGCGTGGTGATCCTGGAAGGCGGCATGACCGCCACAAACTTCAGCGCCAGCGCGGTGGACAGCCAGCTGCTGGACGTGGAGCGGATCACCCGGAACCGGGTGGCCACGGTGTACAACCTGCCGCCGCACCTGCTGGGCGACTACACGGACGCAGCGCCCGGCGGCGTGGAGCAGGAAATGATGGAATACCTGGTGCTGACGATCACACCGATCGTGCAGCAGTGGGAGGAAGAGTTCAACCGGAAAGTGCTGACGCCGCAGGAATACGCGGAAGGGTACCGCTTCCGGTTCGATACGGCGAGCCTGACCCGCGCAGACGTGAAAACCACCGCGGAGCGGAACCAGATGGCCATCCGCGGCGGCTGGCGCAAGCCGAACGAGGTGCGCGCGGAGCTGGGACTTCCGCCGGATCCGGTGGGCGACCTGCTGATGAGCAGCCGGGACCTGATCCCGCTGCGGATCGCGGTGGAGCATCCGGAGCTGCTGCTGGGCGGACAGACCGGCGGCGATCAAGGGGGAAAGGAGGAGCAGTCTGAATGACATTCTGGAACCTGAAGAACGACGCCGAGACGCCGGAAGACGGTGTGCTGGACATCGACGGCGAGATCGTGGCCGAGAAAGGCTGGTTTACCGGCCCGGATGCGGTGGTGGCCAAAGACTTCCGGAAGGCACTGAAGGGCGTGCGGAACGTGACCGTGCACATCAACAGCCCCGGCGGGGACGTGATGGCCGGCGCGGAGATCTACAGCGCGCTGCGGGAGCACAGCCTGAACGGCGAGGGCACCGTGACCGTGATCGTGACCGCCCTGGCGGCCAGCGCGGCCAGCATCATCGCCATGGCCGGGGACCGGATCCTGATGCACCCGGTGGCCTACATGATGATCCATAACCCGTGGACCATCGCCATGGGCGACGCCAAGGAGCTGCGGAAGACCGCGAAGACCCTGGACGTGATCAGCGAGGGTCTGATCAGCGCCTATGAGACCCGGACCGGGAAAGACCGTGACGAGCTGAAGAGGATGCTGGAGAACGAGACCTGGATGAGCGCCGGGACGTGCGTGGAGGAAGGCTTCGCGGACGGAATCTACGGGGCGGAAGCGGGAGCGGCGGCCAGCCTGGTGCGGCCGACCATGATGAGCGCGAAGGCCCACGGCGTGCAGGAGATCATCTCCCGGATCCGCGCAGCGGAACCGGAGGAGGATCCGGAAGAGGATCCGAAGGATCAGCCGGAAGATCCGGAAAAGGATCCGGAGGAAGATCCGGAAGAAGATCCCGAGAAGGAAGAAGAGGCGAAGAAGCGCGCGGAGATCGTGAAGCGCGCGGAGATCGCGCAGCGGGCGGGGATCGCCGCCTGCATCACCTACTGAAGAAAGGCGTCAACGTTGACGCCTTTTCGTTTTGCAGACCAACAAAAACGAGGAGGAACAAAGAAATGAATCTGCAGGAAATCATGAACCAGATCACCACCCTGGGCGGCCAGATCCGCCAGGCGAACGCGCAGCTGGCCAAGGACGCTATGAACAGCGCCGTGTCCATCGAGGACATCGAGAAGCAGCAGGGCGCCATCGCCGACATGCAGAAGCGCATGAACGCGCTGCAGGCCAGCTACGACGCCATGAAGGGCGACAAGCAGGCCAACCTGGTCCCCGCCACTCCCGCCGAGCCCAAGAGTCGGAAGGAAATGCGGGCCAGCAACGAGTACGCTCGCGCCTTCTGCTACGCCATCCGGAACGGCATCAGCCCCCGGAAGGGCCGCGCGGATGAGCGCTGCAAGATCCTGTACGACGCCATGACCGAAGGCGGCGGCGATCCTGCCGGCGAGGATGGCGGCTTCCTGGTGCCCGTGGACATCGACAACACGATCCGCGAGCTGCGCCGCGAGCTGAACCCCCTGGCCGAGCTGTTCAACACCGAGACCGTGACTGCCCCGACCGGCTGGCGCGTGATCGACACCGCACCCAGCTCCGCCATGCCGAGCATCGACGAGATGGGCACCGTGGCCAACAACAGCGACCAGCCCCTGTTTGGCAAGGTTACCTACGCGCTGGCCAAGTACGGCCTGCGGATCCCGATCAGCAACGAGCTGATGAACGACGAGGCCGCCAACCTGATGGCCTACCTGGGCCGCTGGTTCGCGAAGAAGCTGATCCTGACCGAGAACAGCCTGCTGATCGCCGCACTGGGCACCCCCAGCACCGCGCTGACCAGCAGCGGCGTCGAGGCGGACGCCGCGATCAAGAAGATCCTGAACAAGACGCTGGATCCCGCGATCAGCGCTTCCGCTGTGATCCTGACCAACCAGACCGGCTTCGACTGCCTGGACCAGCTGGTGGACCTGAGCGGCCGCGGCCTGCTGCAGCCTGATCCCACCAACGCGACCATGATGAAGATGTTCGGCCGCAGGGTGGTGGCCGTGAGCGACGCGCAGCTGCCCAACCTGAGCACCGACACCTACGCGCCGTTCTACATCGGCGACATGAAGGAGTTCGCGACCCTGTTCAGCAAGGACGGCTTCGAAGTGGCCAGCACCGACGTCGGCGGCGACGCCTGGGCGAAGGACAGCACGGAAGTGCGCGGCATCGCCCGCCTGTGCGTGAGCAAGTTCGACACCGCGGCTGTGGTGGCCCGGAAGCTGGCCCTTTCCTAATTAGGAAAAGGTGAAGGGATCCAGGGGGCTTTCCGATCGCCCCCTGGATCCCTTCGGCCCCTGATTTTCAGGGGAGTGATCGGCAAAATAAAACAGGAGGGAAAGAGCATGGGATACAAGAGCAGAGCCGCTGCGATGACCGCGCTGGCCGCCGAGATCGGCGCAACCCCCAGCGTGAAGGAACTGCCGGACGTGACGGTCGAGGATGAAGGCGACGTGCTGAAGGTGAACGCCGAAGGCAAGTGGGGCAAGGGATCCTTTGAGAAGGAACTGCCCGACGTGGAAGCGTCGGATGTCGGCAAGGTGCTGACGGTGGACGACAGCGGCCAGTGGGTCGCTGCGACACCCGCTTCCTAAGCGGATGAACGGGGCGACGGCGCAGAGGCACGGCACCTGCGAGCTGTGCGGAGGACACAACCGGGAGCTGCGGATCCTGGTGATCGGTGACTTCATCGGCTGGGCCTGCGAGATCTGCAGGCGGCAGCTGCGGGAGTGCCAGCCCAGGATCTGGTGCAGCGCCGGCGAGGAAACGGAGCCGGGAGAGTGATCTGCGCCAGGCCCCGGTATAAAGACAAGGAGTGAGACCATGGCCGAAAATAACAACATCATAGACATGGTGCGCCGGTTTGCCGGAGCGGATCCGGCAGCGGAGGACACCGTGCTGGAGATGTGCTACCGCGCGGCCGTGGCATGGTACGAGGAAGCCGGAGTGCCGGAAAACCAGACGAACGACCTGTGGAAGTTCTGGGTGTGCAACCTGGCGGCCTGGATGTACGACAACCGCGGGAACGCGGACCCGAACGCGGCCGTGCCGATCTACATTGTCACGAGCGTGCACCAGCTGCGGAAGCCGGCCAACACGGCCGGAACCGGTACGAGCGGTACGGAGCAGAGCGAAGAAACGCAGACCGGAATGGAGCAAACCGAAGAGACACAGACGCAGCAGGAGGCAGGTGAAGGCACGTGAGCAGGACGATCAAAGCCGGAGATCTTCGGCACCTGATCACGCTGCTGGAACCGGTGGCCAGCATGGTCAACAACCGGCGGAAGGTGACCTGGACGGAGCACAGCGACGTGCCCGCCGGAAAGCGGGACGTGAGCAGCCGGGAATTTTTCCAGGCGCAGGCCTACCACGCCGAGGACGTGATCACCTTCACGATCCGCTGGCGCAGCGACGTGACCAGCAGCTGGCGCGTGCAGCACGGGGCGGCGACCTATGACATCATCGAAGTGAACCACCTGGGCTATATGCGCGACTATATGCAGCTGAAATGCAAGGAAGCGAAGGGGGGCGGCGCGTGATGGGATACCCTGATCTGAGCTTCCCGGAAAGCCCTGACGCGATCGACGACCTGATCGCGGCACTGAACGAAGCGGTGGGCGACGTGCTGACCTTTGAACGGGATGTGCTGGACGTGGAACGCCCGGAAGACTGGGGCGCGGTGGAGCTGGTGGACACGGTGAACGAATACGCGGACGGCCGGATCATCGACCAGATGTACATCGTGGACATCTGGGCCAGCGTGGGCGACAGGAGCAGCCAGTGGCTGCGGGAGATCGAGAGCGTGCTGGCCGGCTTCGGCGACAAGCTGCGGTACAGCCTGACCGAACGGGCCTACCTGCATGACCTGAAAAAGGTCCTGTGGCGGTGGCGCGGGGAGCTGTGGAGCCTGGCGGCCGAGCCGGTACCGGACGAGCTGCCCTTCACGGATCCGGAAGAGGATCCGGAAGATCCGGACACCTGGCCGGAAGAAGACCCGGAGGAGGGCTGAGCATGGCCAGGATGATGGTGGACGGCACGGAGTTTATCAGCGAGAAGCTGAGCGGGCGCAGCCGGGAGATGATCAAAAGCATCACGCTGGCCGGGGCAGCTGCCGCGGAGAAGCGGATGCGGGAGAACACCCAGCAGCGGCGCCACGTGCGCACCGGCGACATGCTGGGTTCCATCGGCAACAACGGGTACCGGGAATGGTACGGCGGCGGCAGCACGGAAGTCTATCCCCAGGAGAGCGACCGGAAGGGCGTGCGGAACGCGACGAAGGCCTATGTGATCAACTACGGCCGGGGCGGCGTGAAGCGCAACGGCGGAAAGATGGGCGACAAGTTCATCACCGCCGACGAAAAGAACACGGAAGAGGCGGTCTATCAGGCCATGCAGGCTGAGAGCGACCGGCTGATCGAAGAAATCGACAAGGAGTGAGGAAACCATGGCGAAGAGAACCTGCAAGGGCCTGACCTACGCCAAGTACGCCAGCGGCGGAAACGGCAGCGCGGTTGTCTACACCGGAGGCAAGGCCAAAGTGGACTACCTGTGCAAGGTGGATCTGAGCGAAACCCGCGACAATCAGAAGGAACACGCCGACGGGCACCAGATCGACAGCAGCAACCGGCTGACGGCTGTCCAGGTGCTGCTGGAGCTGGCCAACAATGACCCGGACATCAAAAAGGACATCCTGGGCCATAAGGCGACCAGCACCGAAAACGAAATGGACGTGACAGGTGGTGACGCGCCTTTTGTGGGCGTTGGTTACATCCTGTGCAACCGGTTCAAGGGCGTGGAGACCTACGAAGGCTATTGGGTATGGAAGGTCCAGTTCAGCAGCGAAGGCGTCAGCAGCAGCACCGAAAAGGAAAACGTGCAGTGGGAGCACGAGAACATCAAGGGCGACGCCGAAGGCGTCATCCTGACCGATGGCGGTGATGTGTTCTACTACAGGCATATCGACCTGCAGTCCACAGAGGCTGCAGTGCGTACCTGGCTGAACACGCTGGCCGGTATAACCGGGACCTGATCTGTCAACTGATCCATGAAAGGCCGGAGGGCTGCGGCCTTCCGGCCTTTTTCAAATGACTGAAGAACTGAAAACAGGAGGACAGGAAAGATGGCAAAAATCAAGATTGACGGCCGGACCTTCGACCTGGTGATGAGCATCTACGCGATGGGCCAGATCGAGGACGAGTTCGGCGACCTGAAGCAGGCGCTGGAAAAATTCAGGAAAGGCAGCCGGGACGTCAAGATCATCCGGAGCATGTTCCGGATCCTGGCGAACGCCGGGCAGCACAAGGCAAAACAGCCGGAAGACGTAACCGGCGACGAGATCAACGACATGAACCTGGCGGGGCTGGAGAAGCTGAGCCTGACGATGCGGGCGGCGATGGACGAGGCGATGAAGGCCGAAACCGTGGACGGCGGCCTGGCTGACGACGAAGAATACGACGTTTATGCTGCAGAACTGGAGAAACAGCGAAAAAACGTACTGACCGGCGTGGGATCCGCGTCCGTGAATACTACGGATACGCCCTGATCGCCGGGATTAAAAACGAAGATGCGGAAGACATGACGCCGGGATGGATCCTGGACATGTTCATGATCAGACTGAAATATGACGCAAAGCTGTCAGGCGCGAAGCTGGAGCGAAAAGCGGTAGGTGGTTAAGAATGGCCAAAGAGATCAAGCAAAAGATCGTTCTGGAGGGCGAGAAGGAATACAGCGCGGCGCTCAAGGAAGCCAACCGGAACCTGAAGACGCTGCGGAGCGAGCTGAAGGCGGAGACCGCGGAACTGGGCCGGAACGCGACGGAGCAGCAGAAGGCCGAGGCGAAGGCCAAATCCCTGCAGAAGCAGATCGCCGAGCAGGAAAAGGTGGTCAAGACCTACGAGAAAGCCCTGGAAGAGGTCCGGCAGAAGTACGGGGACAACGAGGACGCCATCGCCAGCTTGGAACAGAAGCTGAACAACGCCCGGACCAGCCTGGCAAACATGAAGAACGACCTGGAAGGCGTGGGCGAGAGCTTCCAGGGGATCAACACGGACGCCGCGGCGGCCACGGTGGCCACAAAGAGCGTGGCGGACGCCCTGGGCCAGATCGGCAGCGCCGGGAGCACGGTGAGCGGCACCATCGAGGATATCTTCACCGGGATGGTCGACACGGTGCGGGATGCGCTGAGCGAGATCTGGAGCATGGTCGTAGAGACTGCAACCAGGGCGAACCAGTGGACGGACATCGCCGGATACTGGAACACCAACCCGCAGACCATCCAGCAGTGGTATCGCGCCACGGAATCCGTCGGAGAGGGCGGGTTTACGGACCTTCAGAACGCCGTGACAAAGCTGGCCATGGGTGACCATGACAAGATCAAAGAACTGACGGGCGTAAGCTGGGTCGGGGACATGGACGAGTGGCAGTACAGCATGGACGTGCTGAGCAGCATCGCCAGCATGGGGCATCAGCAGCGGAACAGCGCGTTGGAGGCGCTGTTTGGTGAGAAGAAGGCCACGAAGGTCATGGATCTGCTGAACGACTGGACTATTATCCAGGGCAAACTCAGCGAGTTCAACGGGAACGAATCCGGCTATGGCATGACGGATGAGCAACTGGAAAGCATGGATAGCCTGTACGTCCAAATTGAGACGATCGACCAGAAATGGGACGCGCTGAAGGACAAGGTGGCGGCGGGCCTGGGCGTAGCCAGCATGGAACTGCTGGTGAACGTGGAGGGCGTGCTGGACGGGATCGCGGACTTCATGAAGGCCGAGAACGAGGGCGAGAAGCAAGCCGCCCTGGAAAAGATCCGGACGAACATGGAGGCCTTCTTCCGGAAGCTAGGCGAGATCGTGAACGACTGCATCGGGATCCTGAACGATGTGGGGCAGGACCTGCAGAAAAGCGACGACCCGGTGACGAAGGCGATCGGCGACATCCTGGTGGGGCTGACCGATGCGCTGAACTGGATGGTGGAACACCAGAACGAGGTGAAAACGGCTTTTGAGACAATCTTCGGGATTTGGCTGCTGGGGAAACTGGCCGCGGTGGCGGGCAGCCTGGGCAGCATCGTGATGCAGATCGAGGCGATCAAGGCCTTCAAGGGCCTTGGCGCGGTGGAAAGTGCGGCGGCTGCGGCGAGCGCTGGCAGCGCGCAGGGCGGCGCATGGGCGAGCTCGTTCTGGGCGGCGGCAAAGGTGGCCGCGCCGGCGCTGGCCTTCCTGTACACGCTGTTTGAGAACGCGCTGACGGAGCAGGGGAACGACGACCTGTGGGACAGCGAGGGAAACCCGACGGCGCTGGGCGCGGAGCTGGGGATCGGCCAGACGAAGGAAGAGGCGCAGGCCGAGTGGTTGCAGAGCGAGGAAGGACAAAACAGCATCTGGGGCGGCAAGGGCGACCGGATCGAGGAAGCCGGGATCATCAACCGCAACCAGTACGCCAGGCTGAATACCCTGTGGAGAGCCTACAGCGGGCTGGAAACAAACAGCACGAGCCAGGAAGAGCTTCTGGAAAGAGCCCGGAGGGAGTTTGAGGGCCAGGAGGAGCTGCTGGACAGCTACCTACAGAAAATATACGAACTGCGCAACAGCGGAAGCAGGCCGGACGACCTGCCGCTGGACTGGTTCGGCGTATACCCAGAGGTGGAGGAGTACGAGGATCTGACGCCAACCTACGACGCGGCGGATCGGGAGCAGGCGGTGCAGGACTGGTGGGACGCCTGGCGGAACGCGGCGAACGGGGACGACACCTGGGACGAGGAGGGCAGCGCCTTCGCCTGGATGCAGGAGGTGTTCGGGGACGACTTCGGGAACGTGTGGGACGGCATCATCGCGAAGCTGGACGAGATGGGCGAGAAACAGCTGAAGATGGAGGACATCCCGCAGAGCTGGTGGCTGAACGGTGACCAGTGGAGCAACACCGGAAGTCAGCAGGAGGGGATCACCAGCGGTGACCTGGCGAACTTCAACAGCCTGCCCGGGCAGATCCAGAAGGCCGCCAAAGAAGGCACGGCGGCCGGCGTGAGCGGGATCAAGGTGACGATGGACGGGGCGACCGTCGGGCGGCTGGTGGCGCCCTATGTGAGCCAGATCATCGCGAGGGACATTAGCTAAAGAACGGGGGACAAAGCCATGAGACTGACGCGGAGAGCGGCGCTGAACGGCGTGCAGCTGGACGAGATCGACAGCCGGATCCTGATCCAGGGGATCGAGCCGGCGGCCGGGAAGGACCAGCTGAACACTGTGAGCCTGTGGGGCGGCGTCGGCAGCCGCGTGACCGGAGAACACCGGGACAGCCTGGACATCGTGGTGAAGTTCAGCCTGGACATCAAGCAGGGGAACTATACGGAGCGCAGCGCGGTATTTGAGAAGATCGCGGCGTGGGCCATGGGCGGCGGGTGGCTGACCGTGAGCCAGAAGCCGGAGCGCCGGATCCGGGTGATCTGCGCGCAGCTGCCGGCGGAAGGCGACCCGCTGGAGTGGACGAACCGCTACAGCATCACCTTCCGGGCCCACGGGGTGCCCTACTGGCAGCAGGAAACGGCCGGGATGCTGCGGGTGACCGGCGAAAGCAGCTTCACGCGGTCCTTCGGCGTGGGCGGTACCCGGGAGACCGTGATGGAGGCCAGCTTCAAGAACACCAGCGGCTTCACGGTGAACCGGGTGGACATCACCTGCGGCGGGAGCCATATCTACCTGCGGAGCCTGGGACTGGCGAACGGCGAGACGCTGAGCATCGACCACGTGGACGACGGGCGCCGCTGCGTGCTGCGGATCCAGATCCAGGGGACGGGCGGAACCTGGCGCAGCGCGATGGACAAGCGCACCGCGGACAGCAGCGACGACCTGAAGGTGAACCCGGGGATCATCAGTGTGACGCTGTACGCCACGGGGATCGGGACACTGCTGCTGAGCTGCGCGGGGAGGTTTGCATAAGATGCTGCGAGTATTGAACGGGCACAGCCTGGAGACAAAGGCACTGCTGTACCCGGAGAGCATGGGGCTGAACCTGAGCGAGCGGGACAGCACGGCGACGCCGACGGCCGGGACCGGCCCGGAGGTGCCGAAGCTGAAGACCGGCGACTGGGTGCAGGACATGGATGAGCCCGGCGCCGGGATCGTGTGGCGGGTGCGAACAGAGGACACCCAATACAACACAGAGACAATCACCTACACGCTGGAGCACATGATCAACAGCCTGGCGGACCGGATCCTGCCGGACGAGGTGAAGGCGGACGACATGGGCGGAAGCGGGGGCAGCTGCACGGCGAAGCAGGCGGCGCAGTACATCCTGGGGCAGCAGAGCGACTGGGTGCTGGGGGACTTTGAGTTTAACGTGAGCAACCCCTACCGCTTCAGCGGGGAGACGCTGAAGGCGGCGCTGGAGACGGTGACGAACAGCCTGGAGGACCCGGTGTGGGAGTACGACTTCACGGTGTACCCCTTCCGGCTGCATGTCCGGCAGCTGAGCGACACAGTGGACAGCGAGCTGCGGGAAGACCGGAACCTGACGACGCTGAAGTACACGGTTGACCGGACGCGGATGTATACCCGGTTTTACCCTGTGGGGAAAAACAACCTGAAGCCGGACGGGAAATACGTAAGCCGGAACGAAGACATCTACGGCCGGGTAGACAAGACGGAGACCGACCAGAGCAAGGATACACAGGAGAAGCTGGTAGCCTGGGCAAACGAGCGGCTTGACAGGCACGCGGAGCCGCTGGTGACGGTGACGATCAGCGGGCTGGACCTGAGCGCGGGGACGGGCGAGCCCCTGGACAAAATGACTGTCTGCCACAAGTGCCGGGTGCCACTGCCGGCCTACAGCACAACGATCATCGAAAAGGTGACGAAGCTGAGCTGGCGGGACAAAATCAAGGACAAGGAAAGCGTGACGGTTACCCTGGCGAACGCGCTGGCAGACATCCAGAGCATCATCAAGGAGGAAAAGAGCCGCAGCGGCGGCGGGGGCCGGACCGCTGCGGAGATGAACTACGGGATCGAGACGACCATCGGCAACGTGGAGAGCGGGCTGTATACCCGGATCACCCAGACAGCCTACGAGATCCGCCAGGAGGCGCACGACGAGAGCAGGAGCCTGCGGAGCATTATCAGCCAGACCGCGGAAAGCATCCGGCTGATCGTGGAGAACGACGTGGGCAGCCTCCGGAGCCAGATCATCCAGACGGCGGAAAGTATCCGGCTGGAGGTAAGCAACGAGGCGGCGAGCCTGCGGTCGAGCATCACGCAGACGGCGGAAAGCATCCGGATGGAAGTGGCCAACGAGGCCAGCAGCCTGCGGTCGAGCATTACGCAGACGGCGGAAAGCATCCGGATGGAAGTGGCCGACGAGGCCAGAAGCATCCGCAGCCAGATCGTGCAGACGGCCAGCAGCATCCGGATGGAAGTGTCCGGGGTGGCGGACAGCACCGGGCACGTGACGGCGGCGAGCATCGCCCTGGCGATTAACGACGCCGGGCAAGGCGTGGCCACGATCAACGCGAACAAGATTTACCTGCTGGGGCAGACAATCGCGGACCAGATCACGGCGGACTACATCGCGACCAAGATTGCCACGCTGAGCAGTCTGACGGTCAGCTCCATCGCCTGCTCCGGCACGATCGGCGCGAACGAGCTGCAGGTGGGCACGCTGAAGTTCCGAAGCAGCAGCGGCTCCGGGTACAGCTTCAGCGACCTGAAGGACCTGTTCGTGACCAGCGTGGAAGTATCCGGGCCGGTAAACAACGTGTACACGCTGAAATACTACACGGCAAACAACACCACGGGCACCAGCGGCGGAACTTTTAGCCGGGCCGTTTCATCGTTCACGGGCACATGGAGCGGCAACCACTACCAGGTGACGGTCAGCCCGCAGAATCAAACCGGCGGCGATACCTATCTGTTTACCAGCGCGGACGACTGGACAGACGAACACAAGAAAACGGTCCATGTGTACTACTTCTCCGGAGGCAATCCCGTTGACGTGCTGACACCGGTGATCGACGCCGGAAGCGTCTACACGGAAGGATTTGAGGCCGGAGAGGGGCAATTCACCAGGCAGACGATCACGCTGCAGGGCAGCCAGACGAGCGACATTATCATCCAGGGCGCAGCGGCGACCACCACGACGGTGACGCTGCAGGGCAGCCAGACGGCGAGTCTGACGCTCCAGGGAGAAGCGCAGACGGTATACGAGGAGGTCAGCAGCGGCGGGACAGTGTACTACACCGCCGGAACAGCCAAGACGTATTACGATGCCGGAACCGCCGGGACATACTATGACGCCGGAACAGCCGTGACGGTTTACCCCGGAAACGGCGGGTCATTTACGCCACAAGGGAGCGCCGGACCAAGGCTGAAGGACGACGGATCTGCACGTCATTACGATGTAAACGGCAATCTGATAGGTAATCACCATTGGTATCATGTAGTTTCATCTGGCGGAACACAATACTACAATGCCGGCAGCGGCACAAAATACGCGCGCGGAACCGGATACAGCATCACGCCGATCGGCACCGCCCACACCATCACGCCAGTCGGAGCCGGCCACGTTGTCACGCCGATCGGCAGCACGTCAAAGCGCCTGAATGCCGTGACACGGTACAAGGCCGGCACGAACGTCGGGAAGCTGTACAACGCCGGATCGGTGGCGACCTACTACCCGGCGACGGCGACCCTGTACAAGGCCGGCACGAACATCGGGAAGCTGTACAACGCGGGAACGATCAGCACGGACTACTACACCAAAGCATAACAAGGACAGGAGGACGGGAACCATGGAAGGACAGATGAACAAGGAACAGGTGATCCAGGCGACGATCGGAGTGCTGAGCGAGATCAGCGTGCCGGTGCGGCTGAAGGCGCAGATCGCGGACCCGATCGACGGGGCGATCAACAACCTGGCGATCGTGCTGCAGATGATCCAGGTGGAGAAGGACGCGAACGCGCAGCGCCAGAAGGAAGAGCCGGAGACCATCGAGCGGGAGATCGGCAGCGAGGAAGAGGAGATGCCGGGAGAAGAGAAGCAGACCGGCCCGGTTGAGCTGAGGCCCGAGGACGTGGGATGCCCGGAAGAGGAGGCAGCAGAGGATGGACGGTAA